CCGTCGCGCGCGTCCACGAATTTGAGCAAGCCCAGCTCTTTCAAATCGTTCAGAATGCGATGCGCCGCCAGATACTTGTCCATCTCGCGCGCCTTGGCGAGCACCAGATCCACGGGATTATCACTGACCGGCTCCAAGCCATGCTGGAGGCCCACCGCAAAGCTGTCGATCGTGCGCTGCTTCAGGAACGCTTTCGAGCCCTCCAGCGGACGTTTGGCCCAGTTCGCATACGCGGCCGCCGCTTGCTCGGGCTTTTTCCAGATATGCGGGAAGTAATTTTCGATGAAGCGCGCGAGTTTCCCTTTCCCGAGGGCTTGAATCTTGGCGCGGCGGGTGTCCAAAATCTCGCGCATCACGGCCGCAAACTGATCCAGTTCGGGAGTGGGCTGCTTCAGGCCCTGCTCCATACGGTCGATGAATTCGTAGTTGGCTTGCGGCTCTTGCGCATCGAAATACTTCGAGGCGATGCGCAGAGCCGCTTCCGCCCGATCGGTCGAACGTTGGAGTTCGGCAGCGTGTTCCCGCACACTGAGGGAGGCCATGCCGGCCGGAACGCCGCGCGCGGCCGGCGCCGCCAGTTTCAGTAAATCGTCTTTGGCTGCCGCTAAAGCAGCGGCTACGGTTTTAGCGCCAGGCGCCACATCGTCGGCAATGAATTTGGACAGTCCCAGCGTTAACAGGTCGGCTTTGATCGAGCCGCGTTCACCCGCATGTTCTTTGTCGAACAGCGCGCCCTGTGAAGGCGTGGTGTCTTCAAAAAAATTCGACTGCGAATTCTCTTTCGAGCGCTTGAGTTTTTTGAGCTGCTCCTCACGGGTGAGAGAAGAATGGAACTGCGCGGTGAGGCGGTCCCCTTCGAGCTGACTGCGATCGCGTTCGGCGCTGCGCGCTAGTTCGTTTCGGGTGGATTCTCCGAAGAGGCCGGTTTGTTCCTCTCCGCTTCCAGCTTCTTCTGCTCCAAAAAGAGGCGGTCCGCTTCGTCCAGCACCTCCTCCGGGATTGGCTCGACGTTCGGCGGGAACCCGTTCGGGTCTTCGGTCCAGAGCAATGTTGCCCCCGTCACTGGGTCGCGTGTTACCGGCATCGGTCGTCTCTCCTTCTTCCCATTCTGGCCTGATTCGGAACCGCGGGTCCGCGTATCGAAAAACTTCCCGCGCGGCATCGGCCCCGTATAGCCGCCGCAAAGTACGGTAGTACTGTTCGAGCCAGGAGTTTGCTTGCTGCTCGGAAACGTGAATTTGATCCAGGCGCCCTGCGATCAGCTTTGCGCCGGCTTCGAGGATCTGGTTATTGCGGTCGGCGGCAGAATAGCCCCGCGCCTCAAGATCCTTCGAAATCCGAGGCCAGACTGCATGAGAGGTGAGCGGCTTCTGGTCCGCGAGCGTTGGAATGTGTTCGTCTTGCCCGATGCCGCCCGCGTAGATAGCCTGCTGGGTGTGGGTGAGTTCCTCGCGTTGGGTTCGAGCGCTTTCCTGAATGGCCCGCGTCCGGTCGCCCGGCGCGCCCATCGGTAAATCGGTGGTGCGGTCCCGGTAGAAATAGACTGGCCTCCCCTGCGCCACATTCGCGAGTTGGTTCAGTGCGTCGGCAAGCTCTCGCATGCGGTCGGCCTCTTGAGCCGTAATCGGGTTTGCCATTCGCGGGTTCTGCCAGAGCTGTGCAACGAGCCGCACCCGTTGAGCGTTGTCCTGCAACTTGCGGGCCTCCATCGTGAGCCCGTGGAATGGAACGCGCAGCACGTTGCCGAGGAGCTGCGCGGCCTGCCAGTTCAAACGCATGCGTGCAGGGCGCCGCTCGTTGGGCGCATATACTTCCCAATCGGCGCCTTCGACAACGTCGTGATTAGAGTAGGTGCGGCCCGGCTTCCAGATCTCGCCTTTCAGCGCGCGCGCAAACAGCGGTTGCCCGTGAAGGATGTGTTGATCGCCGCTTCCGAGCGCATAGCGCTCCTCGGCCGCGCGGTCGATTTCGGGCGCGCTTTTGCCGGCGATTTCGGAGGCGTTCATCACCACGGCGGGGGGATTGACGCCTGCTAGTTTCGCCGCCGCCGCCCGATGGAAACCCTCGACCACGGCCAGCTTGCCCCCGATATCTGGCACAAACACGATCGGCTTTCTCAGGAGCGCGGCATCTTTTCGCACGTAGGCTTCGGCAAGTTGCGCGACCCGCTTGCGGCTGATGTTTGCCCCTTGTGTGTCGTGGCGTTGGATCTCGGAAACCGGCAGGCGGCCACTCCATCCCGGTTCGTAAAGCGTGGGGTGCGGGCTGGCCGCGCTAAGAATCCTATCGCCGCTGCCGACCAGTACCGTCCTTTGCCCGACTCGCACCTTGAGGAAACGCGCACCGTTGACGGGATCTGTGGCTTTTCCCGTTACGATGCCATGGAGTGTTTCTCCGGTTCCTTGCGAGAAGCGAACCTCAGTCCCTTCCGGCAACTCTTCGTTCGCAAGATCAGCCAGCATTCCACCGCCCGAGCCCTCGAACGCATCGCGAAACGCCTCTTGCGGTGTGGATTCGCCGAACATGGTCGGCTCTTTCGAAGCCACGTAGCGGCGGAAGGCGCTCACCACATCGTTCGGTTTTGCGTTGCGCAGCAGCTCGGCGAGCGTGATGGCTTCCGGACTCCAAGGCGAACTTTCGCCATCGAAGAAATCGCGCTGGGCCACCACATCGGAAAGATTCTTGATGCCGTGGGCATCGGCGTATTCGATGAGATTGACCGCCTCTTGGACTTTGGGCAGCAGATCCCAGCCGGCCTCGCCGGCAACCGTCGCGAGCGGCGCCGAAACGCGCTCCAGCTTCTGCTTGATCGAGGCCGGGAAACGCTGAAACTGGTCGCTATCTTGGAAAAACTGGCCTAACAGCGCTTTCGAAACGCGGTCTTTGGCGAGCTGAGTCAGCGCTCCGGTTCTACCGTCCATCAGCGAGGGGCGTTCCTGTTCGCTGAAAAAGCCCTGCGCGATGAGCCGGTTCACCAGGATGGTGCCGGCGCGTCCGGCAAGCGCGTCGTTCAAGGTGGCGCCTGGCCCGGCCTCTTCGATCGCTTGCGCGATATCGGCCTTCATCTCGGGCGTCATCTGCCCGGCGTCGGCCGTCGCTCGCTCCGAGGCGCTCAACTGCGCTGTCCCGGAGACATTGGTTTTGCGGATGGCCCACTTCGAGCCCCCCGGCAAGGCCGCCAAATCCTTGGCATCGACCGCGCGCACGAGCATGGGCTCGTCTTCGCGGGACCAGGATTCGGGAGAGGCGCCGAAATTGCCGCCGCGCTTCGTCAGGTCTTCAAAGTAGGACTGGGCGGCCTTGCCGTTGCGCGTATAAACGATTTCCATGGTCATGCCGCGCGAGTTGCCGCCGAGGACCTTCCCACTCTGGCGCACCACGACGGGAGGCCCGTTGGTCGCATCCGGGTTGTCGGTGATCAGATAGCGCGAGCGGAATTTCTGCTCGTCGGCCTGATTTAAGACTCGCTGCTGGTTTTCGGCCTTGGAGTAGTCGCGCTCGTTTTTAAGCCCGTCCCCGGCTTCAAAGTCGGGGTTGGGGAGGAAGGTGAGCCCGCTGTGGGAGGTGATGAGATCCCGGCGTCTCCAGACTTCGTACCGGGCGGGAATTTCGATGTCTTCGCCGGGGACGAGGACCGTGGTTTCGTTGCCGACCGAAAGTGCGCGTCCCGCGCCTGCCGGCTCAGCTCCAGAAATTCCTCCTTCTCGTCCTCTTCCCAGCTCATCCTGGTTCGATTGTACGCTGGCCACGGCCGCCTGCGCTTGTGCCGCTGGCCTATTAACTCCGGTGTTAACTTTCGCCGGCTCTTCCGGAATATTTGCGGCCGACTTTCCGGTTTCCGCTTCGAGAAGGGATTGGGGATTAGGGGGAGTCTCGCCTGGAAGGGGACGAGCTTCACTCGTCTCGCCCAATTCCGCCGCTTTCTGGCGGATTTCGCTTTCGAGCGCGGCGTCCCGCACCTGCTGGGGCGTAATTTCACCCTCGGCGGCCGGTTTTTCGGCGCCTGGCTCAACGGGTGAGCCACTCTCGGAGCCGGAATCCTTCAAAATCTGCTCGGTCCGGACCAACTCGCCAGCCGGTTCGAGGTTCGACACCTGGAGCTGGCCGCTCGGCCCGAATTCGCCCGGCGTTCCGGGTCGGTTCAACCGTTGAATCAGGCCCGGCTCGACGAGGCGCGACGGAAGGGTTTGGCCGAGCATCTTATCGGTGCCCGCATCGACCACCCGGCCATCGCGCAGCCGGACCACCTGGCGCACCGGTGCGCCTTCTTTGGTGACTCCTATGGTGCGGACTTCGGCGGGTTCCGGACCATTCGGCCCTTTGAGCGTCACCCGGTAGGTATCGCCTGCAGGCCCGGCCAGCTCGCGCGCCGCTTCGTTCTGGTCGCCGATCTCCTGCCAGTGCTGCGCGATTTCGGCCTGGGTCTGGGCCCGCTGCTCGGCCAGCGCTTTGACGCCGATCTTGCCGAAACCATAGGCGAGCGGTACGGCTTGGCCCAGATCATCGGCCAGTTGGACGTCTTCGGGCTTCGCTCCGAGCGTTTTGGCGGTTTGGCCAGCCAGCGCACCCGTCCCTTGGCCGATGCCGTACCAGGCCAACCCTTCGAGCGGATTGGCGACTCCGAGCGCCAGCAAAGCGGGAGATACGGCTTTGAACGTGCCCACGGCGCCATGCAGCACGGCGCGCGCGGGATCGCTCGCTATCTCGTCGCCGGCGGTCTGGAGGTCGCGTATACCCGGGTAGGTCCGCCACTCGCCCGGTTGCATGGAAGCAATCGGGGTCAGCGGGTTCGAGACGCCTACCGGAGGACCTGTAGGCGCGAGGCCGGCCGGAACGGGCATCGGTGCGCGCGGAAGCGGCGTGGGCTCACTCGCCGAAACCGTGAGCCCGAACTTGCCGGCATCCGAGAAATCGAGTTTGGGCGCAGTGGGTTCTTGGGCGCTGACGGTGACGCCAAACTTGGCCGCATCCGAGAAATCGAGCTTCGGCGCCTGGGGTTCCTGTGCGGAGACACTCAGCCCGAACTGCGCGGCATCGCTGAAATCTTGCGCTGGCATTTATTGCTGTAGCTGGAGGTTCTTCGTCTTGAGATAGGCGTCCACCTTCGAGCGCGGCCCGGAGAGCCACTGCCCATTGGGGAGCTGCACTTTGACCTGCTGATTCGGGTCGCCCGCGGGCGCTTTAGCCGGTGTCTTCGCCGGCTGCGGCGATGCGGATCCAGGTGTCGTTTTCGGCGCCGGGTTCGATGTCGGTGTGGCGCCGCCACGGTAAGCCTGGATCGCTTGCTCGGTGGAAACCTGCGGTTTCACGCCATTGCGCTGCATGGCGTTGTTCTTATTGGCGACTGCGGTTTCAATGGACTTCTGCGCAATGGCAAGGCGATTCTGCATCTCTTGCTTCAGCGCTGCAATGTCGTCGTCTCCAATCGGGTCGCCGTTGGCGTCCTTCATCTTCGAGAACGGAGTGATGGTCCCCTTGGCATCCACGTAGACTTTGCCGTTGGTGAGAGCGGTTTCTAAAGCGCTCTTCTCCTGCGCCGCTTTGGTTTCTGCCGCCGCGTTCGTCTCGTAATCCTTTTCGTTGGCGCGACGATCTGCTAACGAGGCATCCGCCGTAACCTTGGTCCCTTTCGCGGCATTCGGATCGTCATCAATCTTGCCGCCTACGCGCTCGCTGCCATCCGTTTTGTTGAGATACACGGCTTGGCCGTTGCGCGTGCCTACATAGCTCCAGTTGCCCTGGTTCGCTTTGAGTTCCGCAGCCTTGGCGCGATCGTCCGCCGCCTGCGCCTGCGCTCTCCGCGCATCCGCGAGGCCCTGGTACGCCTGCACACGCTCCTCTCCGTATTTCGCCTTGTACTGGTCTTGCACGGTCATGGCGCCCTGCGCGATCATTTGGAGCCCGGCTTTGGTCTGCTCGTTCCATTGGTCCGGCAGCTCGTTCGGTTGCGCCCAGTTGTTCCGGAGCGCCATGAGCCGGCCTTGCTGATAGGCAACCGCTTGCGCGGCCGGATCTTGGATCCCCAGAATCGAATTCGCGAGCGCCCCGATGTGCGAAGCGTGATCGGCCACGATGCCGTCCTGCAGCTTCTGCATATCGAGCTGCGCTTTGCGCATCCCGGCGAGCTGCGATTGATACTCGATCGCCGCCGTGCCCTGCCCCGCCGCACTCAACGAACGCAGCACGCCTTCGTGATCGGTGTAGATGGTCCCGTCCGGCGCCGTCTTGGTGTTCTGCGCGATGGCCGAATTGAGGGCATTTGCTGCATCGAGCTGCATTTGCCGCTGTTGCTGTTCCTGCGCGACAGTTTTCAGCTCGGCTTGCTGCAACTGGCCCGTGTTCTGCAAATTCGTCAATTGCTGGTTGGCGGTCTGCGCCTGCGTCGGCGTGTCGATGCCGAGATTGGTCGGCCGGAAAGAGAGTGCAATGTTTGGATCGATCATTTTTGAGTCCTTTGGCTTACCCCAGTGCGGTTCCGAAGTCCCCTGATAAATCGAGTGTGCCGAGATTGCTTAAATTCAGCGCCGGCATCGGCCCGAGCGCGATGGGAAGATTGGCGCCGCTGTTTGTGCTGACAGGGTTGGTGTTGCTGTTGAGCGGGAGCCTGCCGATCAGCGACGTGCCGATATTGGCGAGAGAACTGAGCATTCCTGCACTCGCATTCGCCGAGCCCATATAGCCTGAGGCGGTTGCATTCCCGGCCGCCATCAAATCCTGGCCTTCGATGTTGGAATTTGTGGTGTTGATGTTGCCCACGTTCGACGCGGCTGCGGACCCGGCGCTGGCCGCCTGGCCCGTCGCCGTAGATCCCAATCCTGCGAGACTCGCGAGGTTCGCGAAATTGGCCTGGCGGTTGGCCATGAAACGGTTGAAGGCGTTGCTGTATTCGCCGCTCGCATAATCCTGGCCGTATTGCGTGGCCGCTTTGAGAGCCCCGCCCGAGCCCACACCGCCGCCGGCTGCTTCCGCACGTTCGAGCGCAAGCTGGCCCTGATTCAAGCGGAACTGATACCCCGGATCTTCGGCGAGGATCTGATCGCCGGTCGGAGTTGAATTAAATTCGCCGCCTGGCGCCGTGCCGGTCCCCAGTTCCCCGAGTGCGACTTTGCCGGTCGCCAGATACGGCGCCAGGTTCGTCTGGTCGGTGTTAAAAACGTCCTTCTGAAAATTGAGGGAGTCTTCCGCGGCCTGATACTGCTTATCGGCTGCGTACTCTGCGGCACCCGCTTGCGTGTTGGCGGCTTTCTTGGCGGCATTCGAGCCCATCACCCCGCTGGCGATGGACGAGCCGGCCGTGACCGCTCCCATGATCGCGGGAATCGCGATTGCTGCTGGCATTGTTGTTGTCCTTTAATCCGGCCGTGACAGGCCGAGCAAAATCGTGTCGTACAGCTTCCCGTTCTTCCGGTAGCTGCGCGGGTTGCGCCCGTATTCCGTCATGCCGGCGCGCTTCGCAAAATGCAGCGCCAGGCGGTTGTAGTCCGGCACTTCCGTCGAGATGCGTTCCACATCGGTGTGCGCAAAGATCCAGGCGGCCATTTCGCGCGCGGCTTGTTTCGCCCGCTCGCCCCAGGCGCGGGGCAACAGGCACGTGTGTACTTCGAGCGTGGCTGAGTTTTTCCGCACACACAGCCACAGGCCCAGAACTTCCCCGCCATCGCGCACGACCACGTACTCAATGGAAGGATGGTCGATCGGCTGCCAGTCTTCGGCAGAAGGAGAAGCGTCGTCCGAGATGTGCGGATAAATCGCAGCATGGGTAACGATTTCCTGCACCAGCGCGAAATCGCGCGAGAGTTCGAACTGCATTTAGCTTACTTCCAGGCCGGCACGTATACGGTCGAGCCGTCGTTTGCGGTCATCTTGATCCAGGTGTAGGGCGCCGACGGCGTTGCCGCCGGACAGTTTGCGCCCAGCGCCGCAGAGCCCGAGCCGGTGAAATTCTGGGCGATCCTGAGGCTCGTCGCATTCACGGTTCCAGCCACTTGCAGCTTGTCGCCGGAATCGGTTTTCGTGCCAATCAGCACGTTGCCGTAAGCGGCGGCCCCGTTGAAGTTCAAGATCAAGGGCCGCATCGCGACCGAATCGCCCACCGAAAGAGCTACCCATCGATTGGTCCCTGTGGCCGAGGGGTTGCCGATAAATCCGCACTGCAGAGCGCCAAGTGTGCCGTCAGAACCGACATTCAGCGTGAGCCCGTAATAGGCGCTGTCGTTCGGCGCGCCCGGCGCGCTGAATGTTACGTTCCGCGTCGAATTATTCGTTACGGTCAGTGTTCCGGTGAACGAGTTGTTGGCTGTCAGGCTGGCACCCCCCAGATTCGAGAGCGCGCTACTGGCGCTCGTCGCGCCCGTTCCTCCGTTCGCGATCGCGCAGGTTCCGGTGATGTTGGCCGCGGTCCCGGTGGTGTTCTGATTGAGAGTCGGGACCTGGCTCGTGGCGATCTGCCCCGAGATGTCGCTGAAGGCCGGCTGCGCTTCAGTAAACGCGCCCGTCGTGGCGTTGTAGCCCGTGAGGAACTGGTGGGAAACTGCCGGCGTGTTAGCCGGAAGTGTCGGCTTATTCGCGAGATCGGTGTAACTGCCGCTGGCGGCGACCGTCGCAAGCCCGCTAATATCGTTCGCGGCCGGCTGCGCCTGCGTGAATTGGCCGGTGGTGGAACTGTACGCGGTGAAAAACTGGTGCGGGACCGCGTTTGTATTGTGCGGGATCACGGTCGAGGCTGGCAGGCTCGCAGCCTGCGCCGCCGCTGCTGCCCCAGAGGGATCGAAATCGCTTGTCGAATGCGTAGCCGCGCTGCCCAGGCCGAGATTCTGGCGGGCTGTTACCACGCTCGCCACATCGTCCAGGTTATTAGCCGCTTGCAGCGCTCCGGAACTTTGCCCCTGCGCTTCGGCCGCCTGCTGCGCCACCGCAATCAACGCATTGAGCAACCGAATCCCATCGGCGGTGAAGCGTCCATCGGGCCCGATCAGGACCTGACGCGCCGCCGCCGGCGTCAGAAGAACAGGATTATTGGCCATTGACTGTATCGAGGTCCGCGGCGATCAACGCCACAAACACCGGGTCCGAAATAATCACCTGGAAGGCGCGGTTCCGGCTGCGGCCGAGCCGCCGCCAGCGCACCAACAGCGAATACTGCCCGAGCTGCCCCATCGAAACGGATCGCTCGTTGCCCCACGTGAAACCGCCGTCATTACTCACCTTCAGAACGATCTGCGGATCGCTGCCCGGTGTCGCGCCGCCATCGAGTCCGACGCCCGTCTGCATCAGCAACCGCAGCTCGGAGTAAAACGTCCACTTGCCGCCGTTTGCGAGATCCGGAGCCGTGCGCACACGCCGGATCGGGGCGCCGTTATCGGTGTAGGTGCTTTGGCTCATCACGTAGATGTTGCCGCTCTGCCAATCGCCGGCTAAGTGCCGGCCGAAGCAATAACAGTGGGTACGGGCTAAGTCGCCGATGTACTGCCCGTTCTGCCAGAAGGCGCGCTCGTGCCAGGTCTGCGTCGCCTGGTCGTACACCCAGGTCGCGCCAAGTCCGTTGTTTGCGCTCGGAAAATGCAGGCAGTAAAACGTATGGCCGCCATCCTGATACACATAAGCCGTCGCATCCGAGATCGTGGAGTAGCTCTGAATCGCGGCTTCCACCGCATGATTCGAAATCCGGAGCGGCGTGTAGCCGTTCGCCCGCCACACAATGCCCGCGCCTTTGTCATCGCCGCCCAGCCAGAAAATCGTGTTGTCGCAGCGCTGCAAACTGCCTGGCGCCACCAGGCCGGTCTGCAGGAACGCGCCCTCGAGACGGCTGAAGGGGAAGTTGGCGTTTCCACTGTCGTAGTAGACTTCCGCGTGATCGGTGCACAGCAGCCAGAGCTGCCGGTGATCGGCAATCGCGCCCACCAGGTTCCCGGTTTGACCCTCCGCATCTCCGAAATCGAGCGCATTCCACTGCGTGCCATCGTTGAGAGCCGAAATGATGAACTTCTGCGAGTTCGGCTCGTAACAAATGAAATAGCCGTCGATATTGCCGGCAATCTGCGAGCCGGGAATCCACCCCGCTGCGGTGATCGCGTTGAGCGTGTTGGCGTTCAGATCAAAGATAAAGCCAGCGCCGCCCACGACAACGAACAGTTGGGTCTGGTTCGAATCCATCTGCGCGCTGCCGGTTCCCACGTTCCCGCGCGCCTGAAAACTGCCGTTGGAAAAGAGTTCGTAGAGTGTGCCGCCGGCGATCGCGAACGCGCGCCCGTTCGACTGAAACGATGCCAGAATGCTGGCCGAGTTGGGCAATGTACAGAACAGCGAGAGTCCCGGCTTGGAGAGAAGCACGTACTCCGACTTGGTTGCGCCGGTGGGAGACTCGATCTTTTCGAGATACAGATTGATCGAGCGCTCGGCATCCGCCGCCATCGCGCGGCCGGTGTAGCTCGGCCCGATGAATCCCGCGAAGTTCGCCATTTAGCGTTCCTCGCCAATCGTCCAATCGAAAATCCCGCGTCTGCCGGCGAGTGCCGGATCGACCCGGAGCTTCCCGATCGCCGAAATCGCATTCACCCGCTTGATGCCGGCTTTGCTCTGCTCCGCGATCGCGACCACCACATCCGAAGGCTCGCGGTCGAATTCCGGCGCCATCTCCAGAGCCAGGTTATAAGTCAACGCGCGCTCGTACCCCGGAGGCAGCGAGAGTGTTTGCGTTTGGGCCGTGAACCGCGAAACCGCGACTGGGGTGTACAGCACGATCTGGTTCACAACCTGCGGAACCGGCCACACCGCCACATTGCCGCTTCCCACCGGGTTCGTGGCGGAGTTCGGATTCGAAAACCAGCGGTCGTAATAGATCGCGAGCGGGAGCGGGCTTCCTAAATTCTTGAGCCGCACGCGCGCCCATTCCTTGTCCGTTTTGATGACTTCGAGCGGTCGTTCGTAAATCTGCGTGGGGTCCGAGCTGCCCATGAGCAATCCGGCCGCGTCAATAGATTGCGGGCGCGGCGCCGTCCAGTCGGGTCCACTGGGACCGATCTGATACACGGCCTGGCCCGCGACCAGAGGATACTGGTTGCGCGCCGTGGTGTAGATCATGAGCCGTTCGTTGGCCCAGGCGTCTACCATCGCGTTCAGCGCCGTGAGGCCATCCTGTTCTTCAGCGGCCGTTGGCCCGTCGCCAATGTTCACCGCGCCGAGTAAGCGCATGGCGCGGGTGATCAAATCTTGCACTGTCATGGAGAGAAACCCGAAACCTTAGCTATGCGTGCAGACGCCGTTGGTCCAGGCCGTGCACGTGGAGCTCGTCACCGCCGCTTTGGTGCCCGTGCCCGAGTCCGAAACCGGCGTCGTCACCGTGTCGTAATGGTTCGGGTCGACTTGCGTGTTCGTCGAGCCGGAGGAAACGGAAACTCCGGTGGGCAGGTTCTGCAGGAAATTGCCGGACACATAGGTATCGGCAACCGCGCCGCTTACGGAATCGATGTAAACACCGATGGAGCCGGCCGTACCGTTCCCTTCGATATGGTTTCCGATGACTTGGTTATCCTGCCGCGTGTAGGAGGTCGAGTTGCCCTGGATGTGGATGCCGTACACGGCGAGCCCCGCGAAGGGTTTGAGATAGTTGTTCGCGATGAGCATGTGGCTCATCGGGCCGCCCGCCGCGGTGGTCAGATAGATGCAGCCGTTGTTTCCGTTGTTGCTGCATCCGTATGCGACGTTTCCCGAAACCACATCCTCGGCCGCATCGACGATGCTGAAGTACCCGTAGCTGCCGCCGTTTTGGTCGTTGATGAGGTTGTTGACGATGTGCGAGTAATACACGTCTCCGAAGCTGAAAATCTGCGAAGCGGCGCAGAACGAGCAGGTGTTCGCGATGATGGCCTGGTTGCCGTCGAAATCGTCCTGATCGGCGCCGAACCAGTGAAAGACATGGTTCACGCTGCCGGCGAGATACACGCGATTGCCACGCCAGATATGGCCGATACTCGTGATGCCCTGGCCGGTGGGCGAAGCGTTAAAGCGTTGTGCCATGCAGTAGCCGGAGGAGCCCGAGCAGATCATTGTATTGTTCAGCCACGAGACGCGCGCGACTGTGCCGGCGCCGTTATTGTCGTTCATGTTGAAGCCGTACAGTCCGCTCGCCGGCGAGAAGGTCGCGAGATTGTTCTGAATGACTACATCGGAAATCGTTTGGCCGCTCGCCGCCTGCAAGTAGATCACGGCATCGCCGATCGAAGGCCAGTAATTGTCCTCGATGCGATGGCCCGAGCCCTGGGTAACGAGTAGATCGGCCGTCGACGGATTCGTGAGGCCCACATTCTGGAAAGTGTTTTTCCGGATTGTGGCGCGATTGCCGCTGATGTTCAGCATCGGCTTGGCTAAGGCGCTGTTGCCGTCGAGTACGCATCCTTCGATGCGGTCATCGTTGCCGGAAATGTCGATGCCATCGGCCGATGAAGTGGCGAACGTGATCTTGGCGCCATTGGTACAGCGCAAGGTCACATTGCTCTGCGTGATCGAAACCGTGGAGCTTTGGGTCTGGTTCCCCGCAACACACACCGTCGCATTGGCTGCGAGCTTCCCCTGTATCTGGTTAGAGCCCGCTGTGAGGGTCGCAGTGCAATCGCTGCCGCCGCCTCCATCCTTCCAGGCCTGTGCGCCTGGCGCGCCGGCGCAGACCCAGGTATGACCGGTCAGGTAGTTATAGACCTCAGCCGAGGCCGTGCAGGCTCCGCTCGGGTCTGACGCCATGAGAGTCGCTGTGACGGGCGAACCCGTGGCGGGAATGATCGTCTGGTTTGCGGCCGTCTGCGCAACTAGCGCGCTGGCACTCAGCAGGAAGAGAAGGAATAAGCTTTTCATTTCGTTAGTCTCGGAATGGAGACAGGGCCATGCCTGTCGGGGGAGAGTGAGAGAGGGCGCACTTTTGTGCGGTGCGCCCTCAACGCGGCTAGGTGAACTAGCCCAGGATGCGGACGGCCCATTCCGGCCGCAGCGCGGCCCAGCCGCACAGTAAGTCGAAACGGCCAATGAACAGGTCCGTCCGAATGTCGTACTGAGCGACGAAGCGCAGCGAGAGGCCGAGCTGATCGTCCGATTTGCGAGCCGCCATGTGCACGCCGCCGGGTACCGGCAGATCGACACAGGCGAGGGTGAACGCATCGCGGTGGTACGCGAGGTTCTGGGGAGAAGCCGTACCCGCCGTGATCCCGAAGGTGATCGCAGCGTTCACCGTGGGAACCGCCGTGACGTTCTGGTATGCGCCCGCGGTGATCATCGGCTCGGTGAGCGTCAGGGTCGCGTTGCCCGAACCATCCGAAGTGATCGGTCCGGAAACCACGAAGCCCTTCAGCTTGCCCGCGTTCTGCTTGGAAAGCGGGTTCACCATGTAGCAATTGGCGAAGTACACAACTTCGCCGCCGTTGAAGATTTGGGTCGAAGCGGTCCAGCCCTTGGTCGAAACCGAGAAGGTTTGCGCGGAGCTGGCAGGATTCGGGGTGAACTGGCCGCTGGCCGGGGTCAGCGTAGTTCCGAACGGCTGCGTGGCCGGCGTCGGCGCGGTAGCCACCTGCGGAGTGCCCGCCTGGGCGCCGGCCGTGAACACGTTCACGTTCTGGGACATCGAGAAATTCAGCCCCAGCGCCTTGCCCATGGTTCCATCCGTGTATTGCTTCGAGATGGAAGTCGTGGGGTTCAGCAATCCGGCCAGGTTCGGCACGGTCACGGATTCCGCATCCTCGTTGATGAGGCAGTTGCGGCGCCCGTCGCGCGGAGTCGCGGTCTTGTCGAGCATCGCTTTCGCGCTGCCGTACACCGCGAGAGCCGCCTGCGCGGTTGCGCCGGTGCCAGGCGTGGTGCCCGCAGTGCCGACCACGTTCGGAACTTGCAGAGCGAGGCTCAGGCCGGCGAAATCGACGGCGTTCGCAATCTGGACGATTTGCGGCTCGAGCACTTTCTGGCTGAAGGCCTCGATCGACAACTCCAGATCGGCCGAATAGAATTGCACGTCCACACCAAACTGGTGTTGGAGGGTCACAGGAACCTGCGTCTGCACGGTGTCCTGGATCGCAACGGCTTGCCCGTCGCGGACGGTGTAGCGTGGCGGTTTGCGAGCGTACACCGTGGCGCCGCGATAGGCGTTCTTGAACTCTTTCTCGTACTGCCGGTTCACGGTCTTCGTGAACGACAGGCTGTTTTCGAGAATGGCCAGCGCTTCCATAGTGATGTGCTGGTCAGTTAGTAAAACGGAAGACAAGTTAGTAAGTCCTTGAGAAAAGCGTTCAGCTCTCAGCGGCCAGCCAAAGCCCGCGCGCAGCGCGAGCTGAAAGCTGATGGCTGAAAGCTAATAGCTGGTTTTGGTCAGCGGATCTTGCCCGATTCGCGGGCTTTGCGCCAATCGGCGAGGCTCATCTTCGACACGTCCGGCACACCGGATGTGCGCGTGCTGCCTACCGGCTTGATCGGCCGCGGGGCGTTGCTGACTTTGGTTTCGGGTTCAGGAGCGTTTTCGACTTTGAACGAGGCTTCGAGCTTGCCCAGATAGGCAGCCGCTTTGAGCGGAGGCATCCCGGCGAACTTCTCCAGGGCATCGCGGTCCTGCGCCAGCGCGTACGCCAGCTCGGGTCCGTGTTCCGATTCGAGGAAGATGCGCTGATGCGCGGGCGTGAGCTTCACATCCGAAACCGAGTCGAGTACTTCGTCGTAATCCGCATGGCGTTCCTGCGCCTCGGCTTTTCGCTGATTCCAGCTATCGAGTACCTTCTCGGCTTCCGTGCGAGCCTTCGCCTGTTCGTCCGCCTGGGTGCGCTTCCAATCGCGCTCGTCGGCTTTCCAATCCGTCAAAGCATCCGTGAATGCCTCGATCGAATCGAAGTCCTCCAGCTTCGGCTTGGGTTTATCGAACTTGGGAAGCTCAACCGCGGGTTGCGCGTCTTGCTTCTTGCCTTCGGCGGCCGGCGCAGCGGATTTTTCCGCCAGTTGCCGCTTCAGTTCTTCGATCTCCCGGTCCTTGGCTTCGATCTTGCGTTGGAAGCCGCCCTTCTTCTTGGGCTTCTCGTCGCCAGCGGCCTCGCCGCTTTGCTCCGTGGTTTCCTCTGCGGCGCCCTCTTCCGCAGCGCTTTCGCCAGCATTGCTGCCAGCCGAGGGCTCGTTTGGTTCACGTGTTGCCGGTTGCTTCTCTTCCGGAGTCGCAGCGGCCTTCGCGCGGGAGGCGCGATATTCCGCCAAACTCATATCGGCAAGGGAAGCGGCGGAAGTCTGAACAGACTCCACCGGTGTAGTGGTTTGTGGTTCGTTCATTAGGGAAAATCCCCGCCCACAGCGTGAATGCGCCAGCGGGGAAAGTCGTTAAAAGTCGTCGTCTAGCAGGACCGCGAATCGGAACGTCAGAATCTCGTCCACTCGGCCGCGGCCGGCGATCCGCGCCATCTCGCGCGCCAGGTGCTCGGCGATCGCGTGCGCAATCCGTTCGGCCGAAGCCGGGTCGGCCAGCTCCCCGCGCGTGGCCATCGCCACCGCCGGTTCGGTCCAGATCATCTCTTGTGGTTTCCTGGAAGCGTGGAGAGCCAACTGCTTCCGATCAATCGCGAATGGGTGTCTCCCTCGCTCGTCTGGGGCGAAGTCGCGCTCTGCCGCGATGAAGACGGCTCGCTCTGGCTCTGCCAGATGCAATCTGAAGCCGAAGGCTGGGAGAAGATCCAACCGGCCGATGAAACCATCATCAAAGCGTTCCAGTGGACCCAAGCACTCGCGGGCAAAGAACCGCAGCCCTCGCCGCTTTTAAGCCGCTAATGGTTGCTGCGGCTGTACCTGCGGCGTCGCCGGTTGTGGCGCACCGGCGCCGTCACCGTTCTGCGTCTCCATGCCGGGATCGGGCAGCAGCGCTAATTGCCGGTCGATCTGTTCGAGGTCCGCTTGGAAGGCCACAATCGCCTCTTGCGATTGCGCCTTCAGTGCCGCTTCGATGATCCCGGCTTTGGCCTGAATCAACGCTATGCGCTCCCGGCTCGCGAGTTCGGGCAATTTGGCTTGCTTCTGATCGACGAGCTTGTGAACCGTCTGCGAAAGCTGCTGGATCATCTGCTGCGCTTGGGCGAGTTTCGCTTGCGCCTGCGGCAGAGCGTTCGCGTCCTGATCCTGCAACTGCGGCGGGAGTAACTTCTTGAGCCGCTCGGAAATCTCTTCCGCCATCGGCCAGTCGAAATTCTTCACGAGTAAGTCGCCGATGACCTGCATGAGCGCCGGCTGCGCCTGGACAAGCTGGAGCATGCTGCTGGCGGCTTCCTCGCGCGCCGCATCGAAACTAGGCCCGGTCGAGATGGAGACGTCGTAGCGGCCCACCGTCAGATCGAAAACTTTCTTGAGGCCCGCGTCATCGGTGAACGGCTGGTTGATCTTTACCGTGTCGGAGCTGCCATCCGGATTCACAATCCGCACCACGCGCGGCGCGTCGTAGTAGACCGGAATCCAGCCGAGCACGATGCGCCCCGCGTGCTTGATGGTGCGCTTCATCGAATCCACGAAGCCGAAGGTGGCCGCGCTGCCCTGCTGCTGGCGAAGCAGAATCGCTTTGCCGGACTGCTCGGGGCCAGGCGCGCCGAGCGAAGCATCGTACAGCCCGGTGGTGGTTTTGAGATCGTTGTCCGCGTGCGCGATGGCCTGCGTGATCGCCTGGATCGGCGGCTCGCCGAAATTGCGCGAGGGCTTGCCGTCCGCTTTCGGATCGGGGTTGTACGGCAGATACGGCAGGTTGCTCGTGTTCGCCTGCTCGTACAGATCCTCGAACCCTTCGATCTGTGTGGGGGTGGCCTGAAACGGCGCTTTCGGAGCAAGGGCGATCGTCTCGGCCATCGCCGATTGCCAGATGTTATAGAGCTGCTGCGGAGAACGCGCGTACCGCACCAGGCCGATCAGATGCCGCTTGCCATCGAGCCGCACTTCCTCGCCCAGGCACGGCACGATCGGAATGTATTCGCCCGGAACGTCCGCCTCCTCCAGAATCTCGAGGCCGTTGGTTTTGCACCAATGCACCGTCCGCACGGTTTTGGTGCGGCTGGCTTTGCCCTTCTTGACCGCGACTTTCTTCTCTTCGACCCAGAAGTACTCCGCCACGCGGATCGCATCGCGCTCGATCCACTCGGGCGCCGCGGCCGCGATGCCCTGAAAATCGCCGAGGCCCTGCAGAGCGCTCTCGGGATACTCGTCCTGAAAGTCCTCGCGGCTTAACCAGTCTTCGACGAACCAGAATTTTGCGTCCGAGTAGTCGAGTTCCTTACAACGCGGATCGGGGTAATGCGCGAACGGGTTGGGGTCGCGCACGATCTTGATTTCCTGGTCGAACGAGTCGCCGTCTACATAGTCGGTGACAATGCGCAGGAACCCGAAGCCGCCGGTGGCCATCGCCTCGAAGGCGGTGTCATAGGCCTCTTCCGCGTTGCTCGTGCGCTCGATGTGCCGGGCAACCCCCTGGATGATTTCGGCCGTCTCGACGTCCGCGCCATCGCCGATCGGGGAAACCTGGATCGCTGGCCGCTGCTTCTTTTGCTCGCCGGTGACCTGGCGCAGAAACTGCGGAATGCGGTTGATGGTGTAGCAGGGGCGCCCGTCCCGCGTGCGCTCTGCTTCGATCTTTTGTTCCCACTGCTGCCCGAGCCGGAATTCCCAATCCTTCTTGGCTTCCTTGTGGATGTCGGTGAGCGCTTCCTGCGCGAGCCGGAAGCGGCCGCGCATGGTTTTGAGGAATGCCTCGGTATCGCGACGCGCTGAAGCGGAGGAGCTTCGCTCCTCTGGTTTAGAACTTGTCATTTCGTGCCTTGTTTCGGCTGGTGGAAATCGGCGTAGAGCCCTTTGAAGCGGCAGCGCGGGCAGCGCAGCAGGCCATAGGTGTCGCTGTAAATGTCGTAAGCGCGGTGGCCGGAAAGCGACGGCCCGCCGTCGCGGATGCCTTCGCGGTTTTTACACTTCGGGCACTCGGCGATTGGCCGCGGGTCCGGCTGGACTGCTACGTTGTGCATGTGGGTATGTATCGGGACTTGGACGATGGCAACGTGCAGCTCACGCTTTCGCGTGATGACTTCCAGCAGTTGATGTTCTTCTTGGGCGTT